CTTCGCCGGCCGCTGCTTTGAGGACCTCAATCCGCAAACCGATCTCGCGATGAACTGGCATCTCGAGGTCATCGCCGCCAAGCTGACCGCGGTGCGCGAAGGCAAGATCCGGCGGCTCATCATCAACTAGTCGGAGAGCATTGATTTTATTTGTATTATTTTCCACCCAATAGGCGGAGGCGGGCCGTTGCCGTCTCTCGACGCCCTCAGGGTGGAATGAGCGGATGATGGCAAGCGTTGCGCGACGTACTTTCATCGACATACCGCCCCTGCTCGGTCAGAAACGGCCGGCCTCCGACGCGGCCCCGCAAACCTCCGAATATGGCCCACGGCGGCCACCGCGCGCCCACGCGTGGTCATCGCCCTCGGTCTGACGGTATGCGAAGGTTAAGGGTTGGCAGGCGTCCAGGGAAGGCGCTGTAGGTCGTCGGCTCGTAGGGCGGCGAGTTATCAAGACTGACGCAGGTCCGCGACGCAGTCATAGGACTGGACAGTGGTTCAGCCCGAGAAGAACAGGATCGCGTAGCCCGAGCGCCGTTGCGGTTGATAACGCGGTGAGACGTCGTCCGGTGCGGTTGTACGGCCGGCGAAATCGATCGGGTCTATGTTCCGACATTCGATTTAAAAATGTTGACTTTCCGGCGATAATTTGCTATCCAGCACACTACATGATGGGCCGAAGTCTCAGGTAGACGCACCGACCGGCCGGTCTTTCCCCGAAGATTCTCCGTTTTCTCATCGGGCACATCCTCGCCCCGGCAGAATTCTTTTACTTTATGAAAGCCTAGGGTATCCGTCCTTGACATTCGGTGAGCGCGCGAATCGCCGCTCACTGCAATCTTTTTCGAGACGACGCGATGCCAACCATCCCGCGCATATCGCTGTCAATGATATAGCAGCTGCGGCCTCGCGGTTCGGGCGGATAGAGGAGCGGCGATCATTGCGGGGCTCCCGGCGTGGTAAGCTGTACGTCGAGCGCCGGCAGCCCCGCGAGCGGGCGCGACCATCCTTCAGCATATCGAGCGTCTTCGGCCGTTCCGCTGCCGCTTCCACAAGCGCGCGTTCGAGCCGATCGGCTGCCGCGAGCAGGCCGCGTTCAAGATGGCCGCAGACCTTGGCTGCCTGTGCAAATTCGGCGGTCATCGCGGTACCGCCTCGATCGGAGGTGCGGCTCAAACAGGCGCAGACAACATCGATATCGAGCGCTCTAGCCAAATCGTGCATCAGCGGTTGCGCTTGCTGGCGAATCGGTGTCGGCACCTCCGCGATTCTGAGAATCGCCACTAGCCGCGTGTGAGGCGCATGTCGCCTCGCTGATGCGAGGAAGCTGCGGTCAGCCGCGGCAACCGAGACATTATTGGAGCTCCAAATCGCGACAGAATCATTGAAGGTCGAGCAGTGGCAGATTGATTGCCTGGTCGAATACGCTCGTAATCCGCGCAAAAACGATGCCGCCGTCGATCGCATGGTCGCTGCGATCCGCGAGTTTGGCTTTCGGATCCCAATCTGTGCGAAGTCGGACGGTACGGTTGTAGACGGGCACTTGCGCCTCAAGGCTGCACGCAAACTTGGCCTCGCTGAGGTGCCCGTCGCGCTCGCTGATGAACTGACAGATGCGCAGATCAAAGCATTCAGGCTGCTCGCTAACCGCTCGGCCAGCTGGGCGGAATGGGACAGTGAGTTGTTGCCCCTTGAGCTCGGCGACCTAAAGGAGCTCGGTTTCGACCTGTCGCTCACCGGGTTCGGCGAGATCGAGCTCGGCACGCTGCTCGCGGACAAGACAGAGGGTCTAACTGACCCCGACGACGCGCCGGCGGTTCCCGAGCATCCGGTGACACAGCCCGGCGATTTGTGGCTGCTCGGACGGCATCGTTTGCTCTGCGGCGATAGTACCTCGGCCGCCGACGTCGAGCGCCTACTGGCCGGAGTAGCGCCACACTTGATGGTGACCGACCCGCCTTATGGCGTGAATTACGACCCGGCGTGGCGGAATCGAGCGGCGGCTGAAGGTAAGATTGGGCAAAAGAAGTCAACCAGAGCCGTGGGTCAGGTTGCCAACGACGACCGAGCCGATTGGCGAGACGCCTGGACACTGTTCCCAGGAACCGTCGCCTACGTTTGGCATGCCGGGACCAAGGCCGGTATCGTTCAGGATAGCCTGGACGCCTGCGGCTTCGAAACTCGCGCCCAGATCGTATGGGCCAAAAACAACTTTGCGATCGGCCGCGGACACTACCACTGCAAGCACGAACCGTGCTGGTACATGGTGCGCAAGGGCGGCGTCGGCGCGTGGTCTGGGGACCGAACCCAGACGACCTTGTGGCAGATTGACAAGAACCTGAAATCGGAGACCGGGCACGGCACACAGAAGCCGGTCGAGTGCATGAAGCGCCCGATCGAGAACAACTCCTCGCCAGGACAAGCGATCTACGAACCGTTCAGCGGCTCGGGCACCACTATCATCGCGGCTGAGATGACCGGTCGCGCCTGCTACGCAATCGAAATTTCGCCGGCCCACGTCGATGTTGCCGTGAAGCGCTGGGAGGAGTTCTCTGGTAAACCGGCTACTCTCGACGGCGATGGTCGCAGCTTCGACCAAGTCGCCGCGGAGCGAGTTGCTCAATCAGCCTCAGCGGCCGATGCCGATACGGCGTGAGCGGCGAGCAGCCGATCGCGATTCGCTTCAGCATCTTAGCGTAGCTTGTTACCGCCTTTGACCTCGTAGGCGCGGACCGTCAGCCATCAATGGCTATGGACGGGCATCGCGAGCGGGCGAGGCTCAAGGTTTTTCGATCTCCGGCCAGCGCTTTTGTTCGCGATCTCGATATCGATCGGTCGGTCTCGGCCGGCATGCGCCCGCGGTGCAACACGATTTTGAACCGGCTCCAGCATTTTTTGAATGAGCGCCACATGGCCAAACGCGGTCACCCTACATTTCAGCCCACCGACAAGCAGCGTGGCCAAGTCGAGGCCATGGCGCGCTACGGGATTCCGCAGGACGAGATTGCTCGCGCGATCGGGATTTCCAGGCCGACTTTGCTCAAGCATTTCGTCGAAGAGATCCAGACCGGCGCGACCAAAGCCAACGCCCAGGTCGGCGAGTTCCTGTTCTCGACCATCGTAGGAGCGCAGATCCCCGGCCGGCCACCCGTCACGGACGACCGCGCGCGCGTTACTGCTGCGATCTTCTGGGCGAAGACGCGGATGAATTGGAAAGAGACCAGCATCCACAAACACACCGGGACAGAGGGGGATCCAATAAAGATCGATGCTCGAGCAACACTCCTTGATACAATCGCTCGCGTTGCTGCCGCCGCAACAACGAGCGGCGGTGATACGGAGCCTGACGGAGGAACAGGCTGAGGCTATCCTTTACTCCTGGGATTGCCACGCTCGACCCAATCAGCTGCCGCCTCCCGGCGATTGGCGGGTGTGGCTATTGCTGGCGGGCCGCGGCTTTGGCAAGACACGCACTGGAGCGGAAACGGTCCGCGCCGCGATCGCGGCCGGCAAAAAAAGGGTCGCGCTCGTGGCGCCGACTGCCGCTGACGCCCGCGACGTCATGGTCGAAGGCGAAAGTGGTCTCCTTTCCATTGGACCGCCGCATCAACGGCCGCGATATGAACCGTCCAAACGCCGCCTCACCTGGCCAAACGGCGCAATAGCGACGACCTATTCGGCCGATGAGCCGGAGCGCCTCCGCGGCCCCCAGCACGATTTCGCCTGGTGCGACGAGCTGGCCGCGTGGCGTTATCCGGAAACCTGGGACATGCTCATGTTCGGGCTTCGGCTCGGCGATGACCCGCGCGTTATCGTCACCACGACGCCAAAGCCGATCAAGATCATCCGCGAACTGCTGATCGATCCGAACACGATTATCACGCGGGGGTCGACCCATCAGAACGCAGCGAACCTGGCCGGCGCGTTCCTCGATCAGATCGTCCGTAAATACAAGGGGACCCGGCTCGGCCGGCAGGAGCTCGACGCCGAGGTCCTCGATGATGTCCCGGGCGCGCTGTG